TCACATCATGATGCACCATACCTGCCCGCCGCATATCTCGTCCACGACAGAGGCAAGACTACGTGCCCCTGTACGTCCGTTGATCCAATGCCCACGGGCATAGTTAGGACCATCACTCCAAACTTCTACGTTGTTTGGAAACACAGGGAAGGGTCGCGCATCCCATGCCCAAACAAAGGCGCGGGACATATCAATCATTGGCCCCTCATATTCTTCGGAAATTGGATTGTTGTCAGGGTCATTCCAATAAGATGCCATCGCCCGCAGATATTGTTTTTGCATCAGATCATCACGTGCGCCGTTTGACTACTTGGGCAGGCTGCTTTCCGACGACTTAGCATCCAAGAACTTGTTTGGCTGGTTGGTCCCTTTATCAATGGCCGCACAGCCAAATTCGGTGAACCAAATTGGCTTGCTCATAGGTTCCCATACAGTCGGAGTTAAAGACCGTTCGCCGCCCACACGTTCATGATGAACCAAAGACCAGAAGCTGCGGATGTCCTTATAGCGAAATATCCAAGGTTCTGAACCGGAACCATCCGTAATCGCCGTCCGTATTTGGGCGGCTTGCGCGTCAACCGGGTGATAGTACCAGTCATACCCCTCGCCCCCTTCAATATTCAGACGCAGGTAGTCCAGATCATAGATCGACCCAAACGTGGCATCCAAGTGATCCACACCTCACGCCAATCAGACAATGGCATGTAGTTGTCGATACCAATGAAATCGATGTTGTAATCTGCCCACAGCGGATCAAGGTGGAAATAGCGATCACCACTCCCGTCTTGAGGTTGATAACCAAAATACTCGGACCAATCTGAGGCATAGCTGATCTTTGTCTGTAGCCCTACCGGCGTTCGGACCTCAGCCGCCAACGCAATGAACCGTGTGACAGCCGGAAAGCTATTCCCAGACCCCCGTATCTGCGTAAGCCCGCGCATTTCAGAACCAATGCAAAACGCTTCTACACCACCTGCCAATTTACACAGTGCTACGTAATGTAGGATAAACCGCGACAAGCTCCATTCAGCGGGACCTTTGTACAAAACGCAATCCCCGTGAATGACAAAATCAGACGCCACAGCGTTGCCAAAAAATGCATCGACCTCAGCCGCGGTCGCAGCCATGCAATCTACCGTCCCCTCCACATTCGGGGCTTTTGAGGTTGTAATCCGTCCACCCCACGGCAAATGCGGCTGGCCCAGCGCGTCGCTGTATGAATCAGGCAGAACATTGCCCTCCTGCTGGTCCATCAGGATAAACGGATAGAACATCACGGCTTTACATGCGGCGTTCATCGCCTGAATGGCTTCAACCACAGAATTGTCTGCGGGGGTGCCGCCATAAACAGGGCGACCCTCAAGCGTTGGAATCATAGGGGCGGCGCTGCGCGGCGTGTCTGAGACGATCCAAGGCATGTTCTCACCATCTACATCATGGCGCTCTACCTTTGGGCGGACCGAACACGACCCACAGCGCAAATCATCGCCAAACCATGACACAATCAACTACGCGGCCTCGGAGTTTGGTAACTCGCCCCCCAAAGCTTCCAAAGAGGTCGCGAAGTCAGTCTTGCCTGAAGGTGAATGCACATTGGCACTGCGTCGGTCCGTGGCCCCATCCGTGTAATACACAGGCGTCGTGGCCAATGCGTATTCTCCCGTCCCCGGAATCAACGCTACCGCTTTAACTGCGCGGGTTATCTCATCCTGCGCACCAACTGCATCGGGCTGTTCAGGGCGCAAGACCTCGAACGAGAACTGCGGCACGCGATTGCCAAATTGCTGAAGCTGAATATACGCTAACACCACGTAAGCCATTCCACGATACGCAGGCACTTGGCCGACGCCTTCAGTGGCTTCCATCAAGGAATCTGGTTGCTGGTCTGCGCTGCCTACATAAACGCGCATATTCAGGTCATTTGGCGAAATTTCGTCCCCATCAACCCAGATGCGACCCACACGTGTAATCTCTCCCCCACACAGGGCAATCGCTAGGCTGACGGAATAACTAAACTCTTTTGTCACGGGTTGGGTTGGTCCGCCTTTACCGCCCCCCGACACCGTCACCGTCTCGATAAAGTCGGAAGACCAGATGATCTGCCCCCCATGCGCATCCGGCCATAAACCTGCACAATTGCATCTCCTTCACCTGCATTGGTCAAACGGAACTTATCAACGCGACCCGTTTCGACCACATCAGATCCCTGCCCCATCAGGCGTTGATCAATGGCCTTGCCCAATGTCGCACCAACAGCGCGCCCAATCACAACCGAAGACAGGCCCGCAAAGGTACCCCCGATTGATCCACCAATAGCGGCCCCTGCCGCAGAAAGAAGTACCGTCGCCATCAGTTGTCCCCCTCAGGAAATGCAAAACGCGCCACAATGCGGCGACGCCACGGGGCGCTAAGCGGGCTTTCGACCACACCATGCCCTGAATATGCGTGAATAAAACTGGGGTTCTCCCCCAAACGGCCCTGAAGGCCAAAATGTTTGGCCACAGCGCCATTTCGCATGCGAAACAACAGCACATCACCAGCAGCAACATCATCGACCTTCTTAGCCATTAAATGACGCATCGCGGCGGCCCACAGACGTTCCTCCCCATGTGGTTCGGACCAATCCATCGAATAGGCGGGCACTGCTTCAGGTTCACCCCCAACACATCGCGCCACACCCCACGCAACAGGCCCAGACAGTCTGTGCCTGCGCCACGAACCGAGGATTGATGCACATAAGGCGTCCCAACCCAATCACGGGCCACGGACACCACAGCGTTTCCGACCAAATTATCGGGTAAAGTCATCTTCTGCTCCCCCCGTGTTGGCATCCGCACGTTTGGGATACCGGACCATCTAGTCCTCACCCGGACGATCGGGGAACCCTTGGTAGTTTACGATATTGGAAAATTTAGCAGAACAGGTTACGAACCGCTTGTCACACCCCGCTGTCAGGCGCACGACCGTACCAGCCTCCAGAATCCCGCGCATGGGTTCCCACAGCTCAACCACGCGGTCTTTACCAATGAAACGATCATCCTTGATCGTCCCCCACAGACCCGCGCCGTCACCACTTAAATTATCCAGACGACCACGTTTGAACCACTGCACGTCAAAGTCTGCAAAACCTGCCCAGCGCAGGATGCGACGATCCGCAACCCGCTACGCTGCAAGTTCTGAAAAGAAGCCTGCGGTTTTGGTGTCAAATCGGCAGCCCTTGTCCCCGAATACAGCAGTACATGACTTTTGATAGATACGGCCCAAAGGGCGGTTCAACGCTTCAGTCAATCCACGCAATTCCGCATGAAACGCACCACCTGCGCGACGCATCTCGCCGATCGTCCCGCAAAACTGCAACCACCGGACAGAGACATCTGCCCAGTTGACCATCCACGCGCGTACCTCAGCCCCGTCAAAGCGGCCCGCTTCAATATCCGCCTCTGTAATCGCAGCATCAGACAATGCGCCCAGCGCTTCAGAGTTGTCGACGGACAGCCCGGTGCTTTGGGTCAGGGCAGCTGCTGTCAGACCTGTTTCAGCCTTGAAGGTCAGCCCCTCAAACGACAATGGTAGATCGTGATCGGTAAATCCGTATTCAACACCGTCTGCGCGACGGATCGCCCAACATCGGCTAAAGTTTGTTAATCCACTGGCGGCATGTTCCAGAAACGCCGTGCTTGGACCCGCCATCACACACGCGCCTCGATGATCGGCACATTGGGCGCTTCACCTGCCTGAAAACTGGCAACGCTGGTTTGGATATGATCCGTGTCAAAGCGCACAGGCACGTCAAATTCGTACCCCGCCGTAATCGGAATATCCTTATTGGGCGGATGGGTGAAGGCGATCAGCCCTGTGGTCGTGTCAAACGTGTAACCAATGCCTTCTTGTAGCTCATCAATCGCCAATTCAACGCTCACGGTGCCGACAACAGGTTTGATGATCGGACGGGTATAGGTATGCCCACCAGAACGGTAAATCTTGACCAGCGGGAAGACCGAGGTGATACCGTCCCCGATCGCAATCTCCTGATCTTCAAACGTGATGTCCCCCGTCGCGATGGAAGATTTGTACTCTGACCAGTCCTTCCAACGAAACGCATACATCTGGCCCATACGGGCCTCAAAAAATGCGATCAACTTTTCAAGGTCATCAAGGGACCGCATCCTCAATCCCGCATCATAACGACGTTTAGAATGAAGCCACGGCGAATTGCGTTCTTCGTGACCATTGGCCAGCGTGACAACTTCGGTGCGCCGCTCAGGACCACCTGCCGACCCAAAGCTAAGCGAGGCCGGAAATCTAACTTCGTGAAATGACATAATAGTGCTCCTTCAAATGCCTATGAAAACTTGGAATTGGAATTAACGGTTGCGGTTTCCGCGCCCCAAGGCCCGACTCATCTGGGCGGCAATCTGGTTTTGACTGCGCTTGAAGCCCTGCAAATCTGGAGTAGTGATGTTCATCACGATGTTGGTGGCCCCGCCGCCTGCCCCGCGCAGCCCCAATTTACCATCAGGGCCACGGGCCAGAGGCATAATCGCTTCTGGCCCCGCTTCCCCCCATCACACCCATGCCACCGCGCATTCCAAAGGGCCTCGCACTGCTGACAATCCCGCCATTGGCAAACGGCATCACACGGCCTTGACTGAACGGGGCACCATCCGCAAAAGGCAAAATGCCTTGCATCAATCCACCAACGCCTTGGGCCAACAATCCACCCACATGATTGGTGATCGGTTTCATCGCAGCGTTATAGGTCGTGTAGATCATCGAATTGGCGACAGTCTTCAAAGCATCCGACAATTTTGCCCCGTCAAACACCACACCATCAAAAGCGCGGCGCAACCCTTTTGACAGACCGCGTTCTAGCGTCGCCACATCCTTACCCGTCGCTGCCAATGTACCTCGCATACGGCGCAGTTCACCGCTGAACTGGCCAACAAGGTGCGTTGCTTCCCCCACGTTGTCGCCCATCTGATCCGCCGCATCACTTAGATCGTCAAATCGTTGAATATCACTCATCTCTCGCTCCCTTCAGGAATGTCAGGATAGGCCGCAATCAAAGCGTCCAAGCCGCCGCTTAAAAGCGGGGCAGACGCAGCCACATCCCCCAACATCAGTTGCAATTCGGCAGGGGTCAGACGCCAAAAGGCATCAGGCTGTAACCCCAACCCTTGGACCCCTGCCCGCATCAAGGCTGGCCAATCCATGACGCCTAAACCTCGGGCAGGACAAACGCGCGCGCCAGCAGTTCCGCTGCTGCACGTGCGCCCGCCATTGGGCCACCTTCAATCGCCGCATTGCCCAACGCATCTGGGGACACAAGGCCATCGCCGCCCTGCAGACCCGCGCCAAGTAAAGCGATCACATCAAGGCTGGAAAACGACTCGTTTTCAAAGCGTTGGGCCAAGTCCACCAATGACCCGACCTGCAAGGTGGCCTCTAGTGACGCAAGCGCGCCCAAAGTCAGCCGCATGACGCAAGCATGACCATCAATGACCAGTGCCACGTCACCGCGCCAAGGATTAGCCCCACTCATAGGGATGTAAACGCAAGCGCACCGGCACTGACCAGTGACAGCTCATACGTTGCCTTCCCATTGTGGGAGCCTGAATATTCCAAAGCCGTCACTTGAAACGGGCCTTCAACAATACCAAAGTCAGGAATGATCACCTGAAAGTCAGGGGTTTCGCCGTCAAAAAACAACTGACGTGCACGTTCATCCGTACCCGCGTCCTTGAACACACCGGACCCCGATAATGAGGCCGAGCGCACACCAGTACCGCTTAGCAATTCGCGCCAGCCGCCTTCACTTTCCAAACTTGTCACATCAACGGATTCCGCATTGAAACTGACCCGTGTGGCCCGCAACCCCGCAATCGTTTCAAACTGACCATCCGAAGTCATATCAACTTTAATCAATAGGTCTTTGCCATTTTGCACAGCCATGAGGCTCTCCATTCATAATTTAGTTAAAAGAACTTATTAGTCTTCGACCCGCGCCTTAAAACGTAGATCAATTTGGCGACCACTGGCCCCGTCAATGTGGGTGGCAGCGGCGCGTTCAAACGTCATCAAAATCAGACGGCCCCGTGACAGGGTCAAATCAGCGCCGTGCAACACATCACTGACAGCACCCGCGGCAGTTTTTACGGCAGCAAACGCAGGCGTGTCGCTGACCACACTGATGCTAAATTGATGTACTTCCCCCACGCCCGTTGCATCAGAGGCATCCGTGACCGTTTCTGGCCCCAAACTAACGTACATCGACGGCATAGCCCCTACAGGCAGTGCGTCATAAACTGCCGTACCGACCAATGCAGTCAGGGCAGCATCATCCAGTAAAGCCTGATAAACTGTAGATTGCAGGGCTGAAGAAAGCGCATAACTCATACCGCCACCTCTTCATCCACAAAGCAGACCAGAAATGACCCAATGCCTGCCCGTTCTGCAACAGCGCGAATATGAAAGTGCCGCGTGCCGTCGCGAAACCGCTGGCCCGCCATTGGGCGTTCTGGGTGGCCCATCGGGGCAGATCGCACCGTAACCTTGTAACTGACCGCAGAAACAGGCGCGCCGCCTTGGACTGTGGCACCGCCGTTGCGCACCAAAACGTCACACCACATGGTGCCCAGCTCCAGCCAACTTTCGGTGAAGCCACCAACTCTATCAGACTGACGCACAGGGCTATCCAGATACATCAAGCGGCACAGCCGCGGCAGGCTCATCGGCCCACCTCCTGTCCCAAGCCGGATCACCTTGTACCGCTCGATCAGACTGCTGACCCCAAAGGGCATACAGCCATCACTTAACGACGTTTCTTGGCGGTACTCATAGTAATGCGCGGCCAACAACATCACCGCTTGGCGCAGATCAGCGGGGATATCCCCCCAGGCCTTGCCAAATCCCGCCTGAAAATTCACAACCACAGAACCAGCGGTGGGAATGCTTGGCAAACAGGCCCCAACAGAACGGACACGAGGCCGCGACTGATCCTGTTTCAGCCAATACAGATCGTTTGCTACCAGATCACGCGATCCATCGCGCAATACCATCTCAAGCGATGTAATCACTTGCACGGGGGCCACTGGCAAAGCCTGCGCCGATAGGTCACGCCACATCGTCAGGGACCAGCTAAAATCACGTCGCAACATCATCTTGCCAGTGCGGGCCTCAATCGCAGACATTGCGGCGCGTAAAAAGCCAAGCAACACTTCATCTTGCAGGGTATCGGTGCCAAAGCCCGACCCAATCCGCAAATGCGCTTTGAATTCATCGACAGGCAACACCGCATCGGGCACCATCGTTTCTTCGATTAACATCATGGAACAACTCCAGTTTCATCCCTGCCCCACCAAAACAAAGAACCGGACGTGTACCCGTTTTGTTGCTCGGACGGAGGGAGCAGCTAAACAACGAAATGGAAAATGGCACACGTCCGGAAAGACGGATGGAGGTTAAGCCCGATCCGCCATCACGACGCTGTTAAGCAGTCGCAAATTTCAGCAACTTGATCGCCGCAAAGTCACTCACATCACCACCAACGCGTTTGGTTGTATAGAACAAGACGTGCGGTTTAGCAGAAAACGGGTCACGCAAGACACGCAGATCAGGACGTTCAGCAACTGTGTAACCCGCTGCGAAATCGCCAAAGGCTATCGCATGGCCGTCTGTGGACGCATCTGGCATGTCTTCGGCCACCAGCACAGGATACCCCATCAGCGTCGCAGGCTGACCCGCAGCCAAACCATCAGACCACAAGAAACGGCCATCATTGTCTTTCAACTTGCGCACCAAATCAGCGGTTTTGGAATTCATCACAAAGGCCGCGTTGGCGCGGTATTCTGCCCCAAGTGCATAAACCACATCAATGATGGTTTCAGCCGTGACATCGCCGTCCACACCTGTCGGAACATAGCCAAGGTTGCCCCAAGTCCAGATCGCGTCGTCCACAGCCGTATGGGCCAAGAAGCCCTTTGGCTTAACAATGCCGTCGCCGTTCACAAATGATGCCGCTTCTGCGCAGGCGAATTTATTAGCGATACGGCCAGCCAACCAACCCTCGATATCAAATGCGCTGTCATCCAACAGGCGCTGTGATGCCTTTGGCAAAGCGGACAATTCGTGCAGTGGGATGGTAATACGGTCAATTTGCGGAGTTGCACCTTCAGTCACTGTGGACGTTTCCGTGGCCCAGCCCGTGCCAACATCCGAATGATCCACAAGCACGTCATAAGACGTCGCCTCCACATGGACCACAGACGCAATTGCGCGGATGGATGCCGTGGCATTCAGCACAGATTTCACCCTGTCAGATGTTTGTGGATCAACCAGATAACCGCCGTCGCTGTTCACAGCAGTGGACAAGCCTTTGACCTCAACCTCTAGCCCACGCAAGGCGTCGTCATCCCCCGAACGCAAATAGGTGTTGAACGCTTTTTGGTGCGGTGCACCTACGTCTGTGGCCCCAGCCAATGGAGTACGAAGTGCCGTGTTTGTTTTACGATCCAGCATGTTCAGTCGCTCTTCTGTTTGTTAAATTTTAGCTTGCATATCGGCTTGAAAGCCTCTGAAATTGCTCACAAAGCCAGTCATGTCTTGGCGCACATCTTGGACAGGAGAAAAAACTTCCCCGGCCCGAGACTTGGTCTCGGTCTTGCTCATACGCAGATCCTCAATGTTGAAAATTTAGGCGGTTGAAGTACGCGGCAATTCAGCAGAAAGCCCTTCAAGGGCCGTCGCGATGCCCCGTAGGCTTTCATCTTCAGATGCCAAAGTATCCTCCGACTTGGCCGCCACACGGGCACTGGGCAACATTGGAAAAGTGACAAGCGACACCTCCCAAAGCTCCAGTTCCTCCAAAAGCCGCTGGCCTTTGGTATTCTTGGTGGCGCGGACCGTGCGATACCCGATCGACAGGCCATCAATGGCCCCCGCCTCGATCAGTGCCGCTGCCTCGCGCCCCTTTGCAATGGTGTCCAAAAGACGCCCCTTGACCCACAGGCCCTTGGCATCCTCAACCACCTCGTCCCACACGCCGATGGGTTGGGACGGGTCGTGCTGCCACAACATCTTGATGCTATGACCTGCGCCCGAAAGCGCGGTTAACGAGCGGGCATAGGCCCCTGTGCCCACAATGTCGCCGCCCTGATCCGTAGCCCCGAACAGGCTGGCGTATCCTTCGATCACCAGCCCGTCTTGGACCTGCAAACCTTCGCCGAATTTGGCAAACTTATGCTCTAGTGTGGTGTCCAATTGCATGGCACCCTCCTTTTTTGTGAAACCTGTATAATGGGCGGTCCTTGTTTGGACACTCAGTTAGAGATCCCGACCATAAACGACTGAAACGCTTGAGCCAAAACCACTGCGGCCACCCCGTAGACCGTAAGCCACAGACTTTTTTCCAACCGCTCCATCAGCTCTTCCAGCTTATCAAGCCGGGTGTTGATGTGGTCAAAATGGACCTGTACCACCCGTTCATGAGCTTGCAATCTGATGCCCGGCCCACATTCAAATCGATCCGAATACAGGGTGTCAGTCATCGCCACTGCCTTCCACCACAGTTGGTAGACCTAATAGGCTGCGCTTCTCTGCCATAGACAGGAACGCGGCATCCGACACACGACGCCACTGTGAATCGCGTTCTGCCGACAATGCAGGCACCTGATCCAAATCGGGCTTCAGCTCAACCACCTCACCAATCTGCGTGCCCAGCCAATACGCCAAAGAAGCCGCAACACGGGTCGCCAAAGGCAGCACCGTCAGGCGGTAAAACGCGCGGTGCGCCTCTTGATAATTTGAATAGGTCGCGTCGCCCTGAATACCGATCAACATCGGAGGCACCCCAAAGGCCAATGCAATCTCACGCGCGGCAGATTCCTTGGTCTTTTGAAATTCCATATCAGACGGGGAAAAGCCCATCGGTTTCCAATCTAATCCACCCTCCAACAACATCGGGCAGCCTGCATTACGCGCGCCTTGATGGTGGCTTTCCATTTCAGACACCAGACGATCATACTGATCTGAACTCATGCCACCCTGACCCTCAACACCTTTGTAAACAATCGCACCAGTTGGACGTGCCGCGTTGTCCAGCAACGCCTTTGACCAGCGCGAGGCCGAATTATGAACCTCCACAGCCATAGCCGCCGCCTGCATAGGGCTGAAGCCATAGTGATCATCTTGTGGATGAAAGCTTTTGATATGACAGATCGGGGACCCCGCTTCGGTCACATTAAACCGATGCTTGCGGCCGCCAACGGCGTATTCATAACCAATCGGCCAACCATCAGCGCCGGGAACAACCGACATACGATCAGAGCGCAAGACATGCAGCTCCAACGGAATCCCATCTTCACCCTTCACCACCTCGACATACCCGTTGCCTGATAGCAAAATCTGACCAAACAGCGCCTCCATCAACTCAGCGCGGCCCTGCGCGGCATTTGGACGGGTCACCAGATCCAACAGGGGATGCACGTCATAGCGACGCTCCCTATCCTGCAATACCAAAGGCAGCGCCGCCGCCGCCTCTGCAATCAACTTCACAGATCGAAACCCAACTGGATTGCTTGAAAAACCCGTGCGGGTCAAAGACACTACATCACGCGGGCTCCATGCCACACGACCCGAGGTTTGATAAGACACCACCAGCCCTGTCGCACTTGCCTTCGCCTCAGGGACTTCGGCCTGTGCCCCACGCTCAACACCGCGCCGCAAAAAATCAAAAACCATGACTGTCACTCCTATTTATTCCCAAGTCGGCTTTGAACCCGCCAACAAAAAAGGACGCCGCCCTTTACGGGACACGTCCTTCAAATTCTCTGTTATAAAAATAACCCCGTAAGGCTGGCCCCCTAAACTGGCCCGCTACAACGAACGCACCTTAGGCCGCCGCCACACCGCAGCAGGTTCAATCATCAACTCATGCAATGCCCACACCAGCGCATCCACACGGTCCGGCGATCCATCCCCCGCGTACCCACGCGCTGTCATGCGGGTCATCTGATCCTCCAGCGCGTCCAGTTTTCCAGTCACGTGTGAAACACGGCCCTGCTCGTACAGTGCCGCCACAGGCTCTGCCCGCGCGACCTTCCCCCTTGACGCATAACCCGCCTTATAGGGCACCAGTGGGTCAATCTGACGGATCACCTCCGCCACCAACTGACCGCCCTGATTGACCTCAGCCACCAAACGATCCGCGTCAAACTGCTCCATCGCGGCAATCGCCGCTTTGGCCCAGCCTGACGGTCCCAATCCCGCAACCGTACAATCGGCCGAAACAAAAGCGCGCCAATCTTGCGGCGCCCCCTTGGTCACGGCACCAACCACAACGATGCCGCATTCATCCGCATTTGCACTACTGCTGACCACAGGGTCCACCGCAACGACAACGCGGTCCATATCCGGAGGCTTGGCCACCTGCGCGACCTCGATCATTTTACTGGTCCACAATGCACCCTCAGCGTCCGACAGCAACACACCGTCCAACTCCTGACGGCCCAGACGTGTCCCTGCATAGCGGCGGCGCACCTCCTCCAGAAACGATCCCGCCAGATAGGCTTTGTTCGCTTCGGTCTTGGGATGGGTCACCACCGTGGACGGGGCCTGTAATAGCGACTTCAAAACCCCGACATTGCGCGGCGTTGTCGTCACACAGACCTGTGGTTGATCCCCCAAACGCAGCGCAAATTGCAACTGATCCCACGCCTCTTGACCGCGTTTCCATTTGGCCAACTCACCCACCCAGGCTGCATCAAACTGCGGCCCGCGTAATCCTTCTGGATCATGCGCTGTGTGTACACTTGCAATCGCGCCATTCGGCCAAACCAGACGTTTGCGCGTTGCCTGCCAAGTTGGGCGACGGTCGGGCGGCGAACACGCCATAATCCCACTGTCGCCAAAAATCATAACCTCGCGGACCTGATCAATGGTTTCACCCACCAACGCGACCCGCGAACAGGCCCCGTCATCCAATGGCCGCGGCCCCTCGACCCGCGAGCGCACCCATTCCGCCCCAGCACGGGTTTTCCCCGCGCCGCGCCCCCCCATAATAATCCATGTGCGCCAATCAACAGCCCCCTCAGGTGGCAATTGGTGCTCGAACGCCCAGAACTCAAACAAAAAAGGGAGAGCTAAAAGCTCTCCCTCCTCCATC